AGCGGGTCAGGGTGTTATCTGAATTTTCAATCGTGTGTTGCATGTTGTATCTCCCAAAGATGGCGGCCTCATTGCCGCAACCGAACTATCGCATACCGGCCCCCGCTCCGCAACGCTCTTTTTAAAATTTCTTTGGGCAAAAAAAAGCCGCCCAAAAGCGGCTCGGCGTCGGTGCCTATCCCTAAGCATCATCCTCCAAAAGTCCCGCTTTGATTTGCTTGGTGGCTATCAGTTTTTGAAGGGTCTGCACCTTCCACTCAAGGTCTTCAACCGATCTCTCTGAGATGTCAGAAGCGACATCAGTCAGGTGCTCCTCAAGATGATCTACAGCTATTTGAAGCGCATTAATTTGAAGGGGTGTCAGCCCCGTAAATGACATACTCATCACGCATCCTCCGCAGTAGACTCAAGGGTGTAGCAGGTTTCGCCGTCATACTCGCGAACGTCCACAATATCTACGTCATCGCAGTAAGGCTCATACCACCAATCATGGACCGTTTCGTTCGCGCCAATATTCGCGGCATACATATCGCGAACACGCCAGTCGAAAACACGCTCGGCAACCTTTATCGCCTCCTCCTCAGATGACGCCAACACATCGATCTTCGTATCCATCGAAACCACGCCGTGAATCTGATAATGATATCGGGTTTCAATTGAGGGCCACATCTCAACGTCCGCCAGCGCCGCCGCCACTTCGTTGGCGCGGCTGTCCGGCTGTTTGTCTTCACTCGCCCCGCAATGGTCACACTCAAACTTTGATTGGTCTGCACCCAAGCTTTGCTTAGGCCGGATGTAATCATTTTCACACTCACAATCCCAATAGTGTGGGTTTGTTTCGACGGCAGTTTCCTGCCTAGATCTCAAAACGCTCTTACTATGTTGTAACGTCATGTCCATTTGTTTCTCCCAGTTATCAAAAAACCCGTAGTACGGGTCTGGTCGCGGATAAATTGCGTTAAAAGTTGAACGCGGAGCTTGGCTTTTTTCTTCACGATTTTTTTTGTCAAACCATCCGAAAATAAAAAGCATTAAGCCTCCACCAAGTGCTGGTAGTGCGGCTCCTGCGTCACGTTAACAACCCAGACCACGTCACCGTCCGGTGTAACTTTGAAAGTCAAAGCCACGGTATCTCCCGCCTCACACCGACGTTTAATGTCTTTCACGCTGAAACGACGGTCAGCCCGAGTCGCACATCGATAGAAACTTATGACGGTAGGTGTGCCATCGGTGAACTCGCCTTGGATTTTGATTTTCTCACCCCGTCCGATTTGGTCATAGTCTACTCCCACCAACTTGGCAAAAGCGCGTATTGAAGCGTTAGCGTCTATCGTTGATTTGTTCAACATGGTGGGCGTTAAAACTACAAAAGCCGGAGCATGACTTCGTAAAGTAGGTAAACTCATTTGATTTCTCCCAGTGTCTGGCAACATTGCCAGTGACCACCTTACAGGTTGTTACCCCCATATGCAATGGCTTGTAAAACCGCACGATAGTTGACCGGATTACTGAAATGCTTATCTGGTCTGGCCCGCAACCCGTCTAACTTTACGTCCACCGCCCGGTCACCACGGTACAGAAACACCTCGTGGCCTGTCGCGCTCGTGAGTTTGACGGCTATCCACACACTGCCTCTAGCGTGTTTAGTCAAAAAGGCGACTTGATGTGGGGTGATGTTGACGCTCATGTTGGCGGTGGTCTTCAACTCCACCATGTGCCAAGCCCCCCGACTGTCCATAATCAAAACGTCTGGCACACCCAAGGTGGCTCTCGACTCTAAGCGCGTGGCTGACCAATCCGGAAAATTATCCCGCAAAGCTTTTTTCAGAGATTGCCAGAAACTTGCCTCACGTTGTTTCTTCGGCTTCGCCTTCGTTTCCAATATGTCCATCTTCTACATCCTCGGCTAACCGTTCCCGCGCTCGCTGTCTGTTCCCACCATCCTCGGCTCCGGCGTCATGCGTGAGCGGGGCGTAGGTTTGCTTGAGTTCGTTCAAAGCTTTCAGCACTTCGTCCTTACTCATTTGATCAATCGTGCCGTGCCGAATCTCAGTCTTATTGACGTAGATGTCGCCTTGCGCCTGACCCCGCCGGTATTCAGCCTGCACCGCAGCACTGTATGCCCCGTTTTCCAAAGCTTCGTCGCGGATTCTTTGCAAATCTCGGAGATGTCGTTGGTATTCCACGCCGTACTTTTGGTCAAGTTCCTGCCGATACTCTCGGATCGCTCGGCACACGTGCGGATGTATCCTGGGGTTAGTTAGTTCTGAGGCGCGGACATGGGCAGACTTTTCAGGGTAGCCCGCGTTGATAGCCGCTTCGCGCATGGTGATCTGCCCATCTTTTGCCACAAGCTCTTTCACAAACAACTCCTGCCTGCGTGTCAAGCGTTTGTTTGCCAAGGGGGGCCGATTTGTTTTTTGCTGCTTCGCTTCCGGCAACGCCGCCGCTTTCACGTCCAAAACTTTGGCATATCTGTCTTTAGCCATAACCGCTCCTATATGTGAGTAAGTTGCGATAACCTACCTTAAAAAGCCGGATCTATATAGTATTTCTACAGAAAAATAAAAATATTTTTTTCAAAACTCAGAAGCCCTTATAGACATAGCGTGATTAAGCTCTTTGAACACCCATAAATGTAACGACGTAACCTTGGCGTAACCACAAAAAGCCAGCTTTTATGCGGCCTTCAGGCCCGAGTTACGCCGGTTACGCCGGTTACGCCATTTTTTAATTTTATTTTTATTTTTTTATTTCTCTGGGAAAACACTATATAGAAAGGCGTTTTAAGACTCCGGGGTGTAATTTGTCAGGACACACCACGTTGACGCCCATTCTGGTTCTCGCATCGAATCACGCACCACGTAAGCGTCATGACCACACGCCTGTGCAATCTTGAGCCCAAGAACCGTGGAGCATGGTCCGTCCATCCTGAACAGCCCCCATTCTTCGTCGAGGCCTCCGTCGTGGACAAAGCGTTGATAGTCTGTGAAGGGCTCCTGATCTTGGAACCGTTTGAGAAAGCCTTCGGCCCCCAGTTCTTGGACGTGCGTCAGGGCGCTTTCAAAGCTTTCGTAGAGGAGGTCGAAGTCCGCCATGTTAAATAACAGTGTGTGCTTGTCGGTTTCTTCGATGATTTTGAGCAGCACTGTAGCTTCCATGGCGGTTCTCCGGGTTAAAGCATTACAAACAGGGTGAGTAAGATGACGGTGCCGAGGGCAAAGTAGTGTTCGGGGATGTCTTTCATACCATATTTACATAAGTATGCTGGCGGACAACTCGGATGTGAACGTACTCCCCCGGCCAAAACTGGTAAGCGGCATGTAACGATTTGACAGCCTGATTTAGAGCTTCATCAAACTCTTCTTCATTTGACCACTCTGCCATAAAAGGCACTTGAGCGATTAACTTATTTTCATCTGAGTGAACGTAGATGATGGCGGTGTATTGCGTGTCGGCGTGAATATCCATGGTCCGTGGTCCTTGTATCGTGGTTAGTGGTAGGCGCTTTTTGTGTAGCGCACCACAGACCTTACAGGTCGTTACTCTCATAGTCAACAGATAGAAAGATAGAAAGGGTTGCGTTTTAGTTTTCTATCAATGGAAGGTTTCTTGCTGGTAGAAGGATTCTTCCAGCTTTAGCAGGTAGTCGGTGTAGATAATGAAGCCTATGGCGGATAGGGCGAGGACGTACTCACCCTCGTTTTCGGATTCGAGTACGTTAAGTAGGAGTTCACTTTTTTCAAACCCCAGGTAGGTATCAAATTCTGCGGATTCGGCAACAAAGCGTTTGAAGTCCTCATCGTCCTCAATGAGTCGGGCAATTTTGTTTCGGCGCTTGTTCCGTTGTACGTCCATCTAGAAGCTGATGTCGAGCAGCGATATCACTAGAAATAGCACAAACATGATGGCGTATTGTTTCCATCCGCCGATTTGTTTTTCAGTCTTCTTCATCTTTGGGCCTGTAGTAAATGACGTGGGCTTGGCACTGGGTACAGGTGAGGTTTGAGGACATGTCGAAGTAATCGTCCTCTTCTGATATATCGTGGTCGCCGCCCCAAATGAGTTGTCCACCGCACCACCAACAGGTTGTGCGTGACTGATCCCAGCCGGGGCCTGCGGAGTCTTTTGCCATCATTCAATCTCCCGGATTGTATGCCGCACATACGGCGGGCACGTCGCATTGACGTGGATATAAAAAGTATACCGCGTTTCGGC